GTAGCTTTAACTTTAGCGATAGGTAGTTTAGCAATAGGTCAATACATAATTGTGGATAAGACAAGTTCATCTAATACATTAACTTTAAGTTATCCATCTAACTCACAAGGTGTAAGTCTTGGTAGTTCGGTATCTTTTGCAATAGCAATAAATCAGAACGGAACTATTTTTACTTTTGTAGAATCAATCAAATTTTAGGTGATACATGGCAATACCATTAATATCAAACGTAGGATTTACCGAAGTTAGCTCAAGTGGAAGTTTGAACACTAAAGCTGGTGATAGGACTAAACTTCCAATACAGTTTTTTAGATTGTCTGATAATATAAGTGGTAATTTAAGTTTAGATAATAACTCTGCACATAAAAAAATAATATTAGATACAAATGGTAATAACATTACAAACTCATCGGGTTCGCCTTTAACAACAAACTCTAGCACAACACTAGAATTAAAAGGCAGTGGCAATGTGCAGTCTACACTAAAAACATTTACATCTAGTGGAAGTGCTAATACTACAATTAGCGAAGCCGACAACTCTACGGTTGTGGTTCAAACAGACACACACACTTTTGATACTTTGTTATTAGATGTAAATGTTAGCGCTCCCGGTGGAGTTTCATTTGGAGCCCCTCCCGGTTTTAGTCCTTTTGGGGACGGCAACACGACTGTTAAAAATCCTTCAAGCAATTCTAATGAAGGTTTTTTAGTTCATGGAACATATTACACAACTGCTAATACAACTATTGCTGGTGGAACATCTATGACGAATCTTGATAGATCTGATTTTGGAATGTCTTTCACACATGCTTTTATGGAAGATGGCACGCCAACAAGTGGTCGTATTATGGGTCCATCAACTTCGGGTGGCACTGGAGGCACAGGCACATTTGATGGTGGTACTGCAAGTCGACCAAGTGTAAATTCAACACATTCTATAGGTGGTGTCACATATAGATATATGCAGTGGAATAGTGTAATATCTGGTGTTAACAATGGAAATGCAGGTACTTTTAATTTTTATGCTTTTGTAGATGTAAATACTGGTAAATTAGTTTTTGCAATGAATCAAGGTAGAGGTGCTTTTAATTCAATTAAAAATATAGACATAAACGGACCAACAGCAGGCAGACGATTTATATTTACAAACAATTTAGCAATATCTTGTGTGTTATCTGGTGGTAATCCATTCAGTGCGACAGTTTCTGCTGGTGCTACAAATACTGAAGACAGAGATTCAACAGATAGTTCTTTTAGTTTAACTGGTACAATTTCTGGTAATGACGGCAGTAGTAGACCTTTTGCTCTAAAAGATATTAATGATGGAAGCGGTAGTGTTGATGAAACTGCTTACACAGGAACAAAATCAGTGAGTGCGTTCTAATGCCTATGACAGCTTTAAAATTTAGGCCCGGTATAATATCTGATATTACATCTTACAGTAACGAAGGTGGTTTTGTTGATGGAGACAAAGTAAGGTTTAGGTTTGGCTTTCCAGAAAAGTTTGGTGGTTGGGAAAAATATAGTCCTAATCAATATTTAGGTAGTGCTAGAAGATTACATAACTGGGTGGCACTTGATGGTTCTGACTTTATGGGTATCGGAACACACCTNAAATATTATATAGAAGAAGGTCAGANCTTTAATGACGTTACACCAATCAGAAATACTACAGGTGCAGGGGATGTAACTTTTTCTGCAACAAANGGCTCTACAACAATAACTGTTACAGATCCAGCACATGGTGCNAATGAAAAAGACTTTGTAACATTCTCTGGTGCATCTAGTTTAGGCGGTACAATTACAGCCACAATACTTAATGCGGAGTTTCAAATAACTTCTTTAATAAGCTCTAATGCTTATACGATTACATCAAGCGTGGCCGCTAATTCATCTGACACTGGAAATGGTGGCGGTAGTGTTGTAGGTGCGTATCAGATAAATGTCGGATTAGACGTAACAGTTGGCGGAACTGGCTGGGGTGCTGGTCAATGGAGTGGAACAACATCTGGTGCTTTGGCAACACAACTAGCAGAAGCATTGGATGCAAGTGAAACTGCAATAGATGTGGACAGTGCAACAGGGATTACGGCTGGTGATTTAATTTTAATAGAAGAAGAACTAATTACGGTAGGCACAATAAGTTCTAATACGTTAGGAACTGGTGGAGGTCCATCAACCAGAGGTGCAAGTGGAACAACGGCAGCAACACATGCTGATAATACTCTTGTAAGATTAGCTGTAGGTAACGCAGACTCGGCTAATGATTTTGTTGGTTGGGGTAATGCAGCAAGTGTCACGGTTCCCGGAGCACAGATCAGATTATGGTCACATGATAATTTTGGTGAAGATATTATAATAAACCCAAGAGATGGTGGTTTATTTTATTGGGATAAAACAAATGGATTAGGTAACAGAGCCATAGAACTTAGTGCGACAAGCACATATTCTGGAGAAACTAGTGTGCCAACGGTGGCTAAACAAGTTCTTGTATCAGACCAAGACAGACATGTTATTGTGTTTGGTTGTGATGGGTTGGGTGCAAACTCCTCTGCTACACAAGGCAATGGTGTACAAGATCCATTGTTAATACGTTTCTCTTCACAAGAAAACCCAGTAGATTTNTTTCCGACTGCTACAAATACAGCAGGTGATTTAAGGTTAGGTGGTGGATCTACCTTCGTACAAGCTGTTGAAACAAAACAACAGATATTAGTCTTCACAAACAAAACACTACACGCAATGAAGTTCATAGGTCCACCATTTACATTTGGTTTACAAGAGCTGTCTAAGAACATAACTATTATGAGCCCTTTTTCTGCAATAGCTGTTGAAGATGCTGTGTACTGGATGGGGGTGGATACTTTCTATGTTTACTCTGGTGGCCAGACAATACAGCTCCCTTGTACTGTTAAAGACAAAGTATTTTTAGATTTTAATTTTGAAGAACGAGAAAAGGTGCATGTGGGACTTAATTCTGAGTTTAGTGAGATATTGTGGTTTTATCCATCATCGGCAGGCACACAAATAGATAAATACGTTGCTTATAATTACACCGAGAAAGTTTGGTACTATGGAACATTAGCAAGAGACGCATGGCTTGATAGAGGTATAAGAAACTTGCCGCAAGCAGCAGGCAATCAGTATCTTTATAATCATGAGGTAGGGTTTGATGATGATGGTTCTGCTATGACGTCTTTTATTGAGTCATCCTCTATCGATATAGGAGATGGCGATAAGTTTGTGTTTTTAAAACAAGTAATACCTGATATTACATTCAACGGATCTACCAGTGTCAACCCCGATGTAGCATTTACTATGAAGTCAAGAAACAATCCGGGTGCGAACTTCAATGAAACCACACAGAGCACGGCTCAAAGGTCCGCTACAAGCCCTGTTGAACAGTTTACAGAAAAATTAAATTATCGTTTACGAGGCAGATCTTTTGCATTAAGAATTGATTCCACATCGCTGGGAACAAAGTATAAGTTAGGCACTCCCCGTGTGGATATTAGAGAGGATGGTAGACGCTAATGTTAATCACTAGTATTCCTCAGTATATTCAAGGTGTTACAAACGCAAAGTTAGATCTAACTACCACTGATTTAACTACGCTATTTACAGTTCCCAGTGATGCCGATTTTAATGCTGCCGTTGTTAACTCTATATTGGTATCTGAAGATAGTGGTAATGCTGACACAATAACAGTACAGCTTGTAAACGGTAGTGACACATTTAGTTTATTTAAGGTAAAAGCAGTAGGAGCCAATACCACAATAGAACTACTTACAAGAGATCTAATACTACAAAGTGGCGAAGTTTTGAAAGTACAAGCAGCAACAGCTAATAGATTGCATGTTGTAGCCAGTATACAAGAGCTGTCTAAGACTAGGGTTACGACAAGTGCGCTATCGAGAATATAAGATTGAACAAATAAATAAAATAGGGTAGACTTTGGAACATGGACCAAGCACTTAAACAAGAAGACATACCATCAGGTGGTATAGCTGACTTCATTTACAGTGATGAAGAGATCAAGCTTCTTGAAGAAAAGGAGCTGCAAGATCTTTACGGCCAGAATGGTATAGCCCAATTTAAAGCTATCGGTAAAGAGATGGCTAACTTTGGTCGTTATGGTGATGATACAGTAGCTCATGTTGAGACAGGTGAGCTTATCGTCCCACGAGCCTTAATAGAAAACAATCCAAAGTTGAAAGAAAGCATATTTGGTCACTTGCGTGAGCTTGGCGTAGAGGATCCAGAAAGATATGTGGTTGGTACAAGCAAGAATAGTTTGAACCCAGACACAGGCTTACCAGAGTTTTTTCTTAAAAAGTTATTTAAAGGCGCCAAGAAGGCTGTCAGCTCTGTTGCAAAAGGTGTTGGCAAAGCACTAAAAGGTGTAGGTAAGGCGCTCAAGAGGGTGGCTCCTGTCATAGTGCCTTTAGCTCTTAACTACTTCTTACCGGGCCTCGGAGCGGTGTACTCAGGTGCACTAGGTGCTGGTATTACAACACTGCTGCAAGGCGGCGATGTAAAAGACGCGTTAAAGTCCGCTTTTGTTGGTGGCGCTACTGGTGCAGTAACCGCTGGTTTCGCTGGCCCTAACAAAGGATTAGAAGGTTTCGGTAAAAACATAGCGGCTGATGTAGGTCAAGGCACCGGTAATATAGGTAGGGCTTTGACTGAAGGCAGCTTTAAGCCGCTTACAAGCACAAGTCTGCCAAGTTTACAAGATCTCACAAGTAAAGACACAGACATAATTGAAACTAATACCTTAGCTAATGATAAAGTTGTTACTGAGTTACCCGCTGATAAATTTACAGTGGGCCCTGACGGTAAATTTACAGCAACAGATAAGTTTACTAGCGACGTTTTTACACCTAAGACCACTGGTGATTTAGTTACAAACCCAGCAGATAGTTTAAAAACAACTCAGAGAGGTGGTTTGGATGATGTTTTTGGTCCAAAACCAACAACTAACTTAAATGTAGGTGCTGGTGATAAAACATCTATGTTTGATAGCATGAAAGATCTTAACGTAAGTGAAACTTTATTTGGTAAAACACCTACAGATGTAGAAATTGCTAAAAAAGCAGGTGAATTAACAAAAACTTATGCGGATCAAGGCGTTAAATTAACCTCAAAACAAGCTATTGAGATGGCAAAAAAAGAAATAGGGCCCGGTATCATTAGAAGATTTGGTCCATCAGCCGCTCTAGGTATAGCAGGATTGTCAGCAGCTGGGGCTTTTGACACACCAAAAGATGAGCCTTTACCGCAATTAAAGTCTGGTTTTGACTTGTATAGAGAAAATCCTGACAGGTTTAACGTAGCTGATATTAATGTCAGAGGAGCTTTACCTCCTGTAAGCACACAGACTAGTTACGGATTTCAATACAACCCATACGTTTTACCTACACAACCTTTTCAAACAGTAGCTGAGGGTGGTGAAATATTTCCAAGACGTAATGGTGGTATAAGCCCAAGAGAAGGCACACCGGGCAAAGATAGCGTACGAGCCATGTTAATGCCGGGCGAGTTTGTTATGACAACAGACGCTGTGAAAGGTTTAGGTGGCGGAAACTTAGACAAAGGCATCAAAAACATGTATAGTGTGATGAGTAAATTAGAAAAGCGTGGAAAGGCGATGGCATAATGGCACAAGAAGAAGTTATCCAAACCGTTAGAGAAACGCCTGAAATAGAAGCGTATCGAATAGGTTTACTTGAGTCTGCAAAGAAACTAGCAGATCAGGGTATCACCTTACCAACACAACAAGTAGCAGGGCTCACGGGTCTTCAAGAGGCAGCAAGAAAACAGGCAGAAGCCGGTGTTGGCGCATTTATGCCATATGTAGAACAAGCTGGACAGACACTAGGTGGGGCAGGGCAAACACTAGGCGGTGTTGAATCAGCACTAAGAGCTGGTGCTGGACCTATCACAGGTGAGATGATTCAAAGCTATATGAACCCTTATCAACAAGCGGTGGCTGACGAAATTAACAGAGCATATGACAGACAACTTGCTTCAAGTGCAGCAGGTGCTGTAGGAGCAGGCGCATTTGGTGGCTCACGAGGCGAGATAGCGGCATCAGAAATAGACAGAAACAGGGCATCTGCGTTAGCACAGGCGCAAGCTCAAAATTTTATGCAGGCACAACAAGCCGCAGAGAGAGATTTAGCTAGGCAAACACAACTAGGACAAGGCATCGCGGCCCTTGCAGGACAAGAAGGTCAGCTTGGTTTAAGACAGGCAGCTCTTGGAGAGACTGTACAGGGTCTTGGTCAAAGAGATGTAGAAGGTGCGTTTAGAATAGGACAGCTATTACAAGCACAGGATCAGGCTACTTTGGATGCACAAAGACAAAGTGATTTAGCACAAATGTATGAGCCTTATCAAAGACTTGGCTTTTTGTCAGACATATATAGTAAGACACCAACAACACAGCAGACTATAACACAGTCAACTTCACCTAACGTATCACCGTTTCAGCAATATTTAGGCCTCGGTATTGCAGGATTATCAGCGGCAGCAGGGGCGCAGAAAGCAGGGTTATTCGGATGATGAACAGAGCTTTATTACAACGGCAGATGTTTGCCAATGGCGGAGCAGCTGTGCCTAATGAATTTAAGGGTTTTTCTCAACTGCCTGAAGATGTGCAAATGAAGATGAACCCAACATTAGCTAAAAAATATGAAGAAGGCGGTGTAGCTGGTCTAATGACACAACCCGACATGGCTGCTATGCCTATGGGATCTACACAAGAAGCTGTTGACCCGGCTGTATTAGAGACTGCACTACAAGGCGCTTCAGAAGAGGTTGGCGATCTAGAGCAAGCTGGTGATTTCAAAAGCATGATGGATCAGTTCTCTGGTGAAAACAAGTCAGAAGAAGAAAGACGAGATGATTTAGCCAGTATAGTTGGATCAGAAGACGCGGCTCAAACACCAGATAGTGTTTTAGCTTTGGTTACACCCGTTGTACAAATATCTATGTTAGATCAGGGTATCGCACCGATGGCTCAGGAAGCGATGGACACACCAGTAGAGGGCGACATGGCTGGCGGTATAATGAGCATGACGGGGGCTGGCAACGAACCACCCGTAAATTTTAACCAAGGCGGGGAGGTCCTCCGCCGTGGAGACGAGGACCCAGTTCAGTTTTTTGCTAATGAAAATTTAAACAGAGTGGCTGGTCCTATGACCACACCTGAAAATTTTGCTATGAATCAATTAGCAATGCAGAACTTAGCCTTAGCTCGCAATCAAAAAAATTTACAAAGGTTAGCTGAATTACCTAAAGTTACTCCAGCCAGAGATTTAAAAACTATATTTAAAGAAAAACAAGATTTATACAGTGGTCTTTTAGGAGATTCTGAAGAACAAAAAAAATTAACTCAATCACAAATTTTATTTGATATAGCAAATACCGCTTTGGCTTTTGCAGCTCCCATGCCCGGTGAAAAGCCCGGCATGTCAGCGGCTGAAAGATTAGCTATGGCTGCAAGCACAACAAAGTTACCACAAACCATAGGAGCTAGGGCAGCACAACTTCAAACAGATAAGCGTAAATTAGATCTTGCCGCTCTACAAGCAGCTGAAACAGCACAAGCCGCAGAGAAAAAGCAAGAAACCGAAATGAAGAAAAAGTTAATTGATGTTAAATCAAAGACAGAAAAGCTAGGTGAGGGTGAGATTCTTTATGATTATAAAGGTCAACCTATCGCAAGCGGTGGTGATAAAGTAAGAGTGTTGAAGCCGGGCGATATATTACTTAATGAAAAAACAAACGAA